ACTTCATTATAGCCGAAGCCAAGGCCTTTGGCTCTTCCTTTACTTTTCATTTTTATGTGAACCCAATATCAATATGGTCAATAGAAACCACCAGGCTGACCAATCGTATTCTATGACAAGATACGATGTTCCTGCTAGTAAGCATACATTATATAATGCTATGATTAATAAGGCTATATTATTTACCATTCTTCTACTCCCACGACCGGCACTATAACTTGACACATCCTACCATTGATTTCGGTACTATATTCTAAGTCAAGTGAGTATCCAATAGCACTTACGTTAGTGCGGACTAACGTGAAATAGTCTACCTTATATTCTTCAATTACTTTGGATATCTCGGTGATATCATTTGCGCTTAGTATGATTTTATTCATTTAATAATGTCCTGCTTTCAACGTCCCAATAGATTTCTACCGCTCTCCTAGCATAATCTGAATCAATAAAGGTACCTAGAATATACTCGGTTTCTTTGTATATCTTGGCTCCCCATATACTATTTTGAGTGCCGACCTTGTAGGATGCGCCAATGATTTTACCATCAATATCATCATAATATACCCATTGAGAGTATTCTTTTTCTTGCCACTTTTTCATCTATCAATCCTTGGAGGGCTTGGAAATGCAAATACCGCTTGAGGATTTAATTCCTTGGTATTTGTCAGGTGGTCTATAATCTCCTTCAGGCGGATTATTTCTTGCTCTAGTTCTTTCACGTATTCATCATGCATATACATCTATCCTTTTACCTTTGTTTGGATGCTCGGTTCTCTTTTGATTTGCTTTTCTAATATACTCTTGGTGCTCACGGTGGATCTTGTCCTGTTGGTGCCTGATCCGTTGATTGTCTATTCTCTGTTGGACTGGTGATATTTTCATGGGTATAATCCGTATTCTATAAATGAGTGCCTGTAATAATAAATTGTTTCATAATAGTTTCATCAGTTCTTTAAAGCCACCGTATACCATACCTGCAAATAGGATACTAAACATAATAGCGACAAATGTATAAAGGAGAATCAAAATATATTTGATTATCATTCCTATATACTTCATTGATTCTTCTTTCCATACATTAATTGCATTGCATCAAATACACAATCATCCACTGGATTATGCTTTGTAATATGTATCTTAGAATCAAATGCTTCTACCCAGGCTGGTGTGTCCACTTCAACGTATCCATTCTTGGTACCATATAGAAAATCTACCGCAGTTCTTACATCACGCCATCTAGCATACGACCAGATATTCTCAAGGCCCATTTGATCCTCAATGTGGCTCAGTACCATCTGATCCAAATTACCTCGAGCCCATACCCAACAATCATTATCACTCTTTGATTTAGCCCATTGGCTCATTGCGGCGTGACCAATCTCAAATGGTACATCATTTACATGTGGCTTAAATGATTTGTTCCGTGCGTTCTCGCATTGTTTGGACCACCATTCAACGGTGCCTTTGTCCACTCTCCGATTGAATTCTTTGATTTGTTGCTTTACATCAAACTTACAAAAGAATGCGGACTCTCGCAACTGTGTGTGGCTCGGCTCTTTATCGGGATCAAAATAGATTGCGGCCATAGACAAAATCACTGCATCGGAATCTTTACCGAGCGTTTCAACATCAAATATAAACATAATGATCCAATAAAAAAGGGCTATAGTAACATTATACCATAGCCCGATGTGATTGTCAAGGTAATTAAATAATCTGTTCGGTCCGTTTCTTGGTACCAATACCAACATCAAGTCCGAGTAATGTGAAGCCTCGGTAGTTGTCTTCAGATTCAGCCTTCAACGTTCTATTTGCCAATCCAAACTTAATATACTTTACTTCTTCACTCTCATAATACTTACCATCATCGCCTGGGAATGATTTCCATTTGATGCTGTATGCAAGCACTAACTCATATTTGTTTAATATGATTCGTTTTGTGTATTGCATAATAGATTATTGATTTGTTCTGTTGGCACAAGACCACCGAATGAAAATATGATTCTTTCACCACCTTTTATCGGTGTGCTTGCATGATTCTCCATACTAGCCAAACATAACCATAAATCGCCTTCTTCAACGCAAACAATTTCATCATCAATAATTGGATCACCACCGATAAGTGGTTTCTTAATCATCAAATTGCATCTAGTATGCACTAGACCTTTTGGCGCAGTATGAATATGCTTGTGAGTAAACGCACCATCAAGAAAATGATTACCCGTGAAACATTTTAATGTTGGCTCCACTGAGACAGGAGTAAGACCGAATTCTGCAAATGCTTTTAACCATAATGAATGTGAGTCTTGTGTTGAAAATCTTCTTCCCATTTCAACACCAATAAATCCTGTTGTTGCAGGACTTACTTGTCCTGCATATGACCAAGATTTAACTATTCGCTGTTTAATCAAAACCGGGTAAATTTGTTAATCGTTCAGAAGCATTTAATGCATCAGTAATAGATCCTTTTGGTATCATATCAGGATCCAATATTTCACCAGTTTCTTTATCTCTTAACGCATGAATACAGTATGCAACAGTATTGTCCAATAATGCTTCAAGTTCATGCACTTTATCTTTGTTGATGTAAATCATGTGAGGAGCATTAAATTCTGTAACGTTACCTTCAATAGTCACCTTTAATTTACCTTTGGCTAATAAAGTTAAATGGTCATGTTGATGCACATGTCCAACTTCAATATCACCTTTTTTCTCAAAATACATCATGCGTGTAAATAAATTTTTAACGCAACCAATATGAACTTGAATACTCATGTAAAATCTCCAGTATTTGTTGTTGGAATTATTTTAGTATCAGATCCGAAATCTGCATCTGAACCAACATGAGATTCATATTCGGCAATTGGACCAAAATCACCATGTAATCCTCTTTCCCAGAGTTCGGTGGAATGCGTATAAATTAATCTTTCTGCTTCCTCTTTTGTGCAATGAAAAGGAACAAACTCATCAGACAAATGATTAAAGTTTACTTCACAATTAAATGCTGTATGTTCTGGATTAGTCCATTTTAAATTTTTTACGTCAGTATAACTAAACATTTTTTTTCCTTATTTTATGATACTCTTGTCCACAATCCAGACCATGTTGTAGTCCAGTTTTGATATGGATCGTAGGTCGGAACTGGTACAACCCAGTTACCCAAATATCTCCATGTTCCCGAAAGGTTATACACTGTAGCTGAACCACCTCCAAGCATACTAATTGTTGCGGGGCTAGTGGTATAGTTTGTATAATTACCGCTTAGCCATACACCTGAAGTAGTAAAATATGTACGATTTAGACCACTACTTGAAGCGATTCTATACAAATAACTTCCCGAAAGTGAATCGCCCGTGTAAAATGGTCCACCATTAGTGGTTTGCATAAAAATGCCTGTGTGTCCAATAGTCAAACCCCCATTGGCGCGGCACTGGTGGTTTGTGTTGAATTATCATTAAAAGTTAATCCAGTTCCTGACATTGTTAATGACATTTTTTGTTCCTTTACAATTCTTTATGGTCTTGATGGACCGTTGCATCTTTTTCTATGACTATATTTATATAGTCTACCGCATAATCTTCCGAATCGCAGTATCGGATAATCGTCTGGCCAGTATATTTTGAGGTAAAAATTAAAAGAATGCCGGTGTTTTTATAGATGGAGAATTTAATAACCCAGCCGTTGCGAACGACTGGGTGAAAGCAATTTAAATTACTTTTGATTTCCTGCAGGCGCAAGGTCTGAGAATTCTTCAACGATTTTTCTTGCATTTTTACTAAATTCCGATCCCATAAATGTTAGCCCATACGTATATGTAGCATAATCGGAACCTATAAATTTGTTGAATGCTTTAACGCCTGCGTTGAAGGCTTGCTCGTTTGCATCAATCATTGCGATTGTGAATTCTTTTGATTTGGTTTGAATTTCTTTGATATCCATTTTGTTTTTCCTTATTGATAAGCGATTGATGAATTAAATTCCTTAATAAGCAATTTTAATTCAAGGTAAAGTTCTTGTATATAATTTTTCATTTGTATGCACTCCTTTTGGCTGTGTCATACAAATATATATGCAACAACTAATTGTTTTCACTAGTATTCCGTGTCTAATTTACAGCTTGGGTTCATTGGTTTTATCAACAGGCTTTTGCTCCGTTGGCGCATCAATGAATCTATATTGTGGTATTGACCACTCAACTGGCTTCCAAAATCTGTGGTAGATATTGTTCATTAGTAGTATGAAACCACCGATGATACAAAGACCAAGACCAATAAAGATTGAGCCACCTAAAAAATACAATGCTGATTCTATTTCCATTACCATTCTTCCTTTGCTTTTTTCGCTTCACTCACAATTTTCTTTAC